TCAGCGTTTAAACACTGTAGTATTCTTTCTTCAGATACTGGTGTACCTACATCCATTCTGTATTCTTCATCTTTAGGTATTATTAAATGACCTACTCCAAATGTAGGATAACCTAAATGATCTAGGTATATTTCATACTCAAACCCTTCGTCTTGTATTATTTCTTTTACTAATTTATCTCTATCCATCTTGAAATTTACTTTGTCTATCTAATATATATTGTGGTATTGCTGTATCTATTTGATATTGTTGTAACTCATTAGTCTTACGTATTAAAAGTTCGTAGTATCTAGCATCAGCAATTTCTCTTTCTTCTTCTGACAAAGATTCATTTTTTATTTTATATATATGTCTTTGTTTAATACTATTTATTTCTTGTTTCATTTGTTTAATGTTTCTTTCTACTGTTTCGTTTGTGTCTAATCCATAAACATTTACTCCTGCCCACCTTAATAATGCTTGAGGTACAGTATCTGCTGGAGAACCATTTGCTCTAGGTATATCTTCAAATGAAGTTAATGTTTTACTTAAAGCACCATTAGGTGTTATCCAAGATGGCATACCTAAACTCCATGTGTAAGATAAAATATTCATCATTCTATCTTGTACTGGATCACGCTCATCCCATATAGTTCTTTGTGTAAAAGGGTCTTTATTAGTTTTAAGGGCTAAAAATATATCTGAAAAAGGACCTGATAAAAAACCTGTTGTTCTTTGTGCTTCACTAAATCGTCCATTAGCTACGTCTGTAACTAAATCTGTATACATAGTCCAAGGAAAGAAATAACCTATATCTATAAATTGATATCTATTATCTGAATCTTTATAAGGCAAAGGATAAACACCAGTTCTATCACGTAACCAAGGTGCTAATCTTTGTACTAATTTTTCTTCTTCATCTTTTTCAAATCCAAATGCATATGCAGTAAGAGCAGTAAGACCTGCTGATAAAGCTACATATGGAGCAAATCTAAATGGATGATTAATTGCTGTTTCAACTAAAGCAGGAAATGCTTTGTAATAGAATGTAAAGAAAGGCATTCCTATTGGTGCTTTCCTAAATAATTTACCAGCTTTAGGTACATCTGAATAATCAAATAAAGCTTTTTGTGATAACATAAATGCATCAAAATCATTTAAGTTTTGTTTTTCCATAGCTTCTATTATGATTGCTGTTTTACCTACAGATTCTGTCCATTGATAAACATCACCAGCTTTTTTAAATATTTTATTAGTTGCTATTCTTGGATCAAAGAAACGAGTAATACTACCCATAGGATGATTCTCTTGTAAGACATCTATAAAGGATTGTTCTATTTTGTACATTTCTGCACTCGTAAATGCAGTACCTTCTATTCCATATTTTTGTGCTATCTTCCAGTGTTTGCCATTGTTTCTAATTTCAGACATAGCTTGTACCATTCTAGGCATAACCCTATGTATAGGTATTCCACCTACTAAATTCATAAGTATCATATTAGAACCTATATTACGTACTACTGTAGGTGGATTTAATGGAACTTTAAGAAGTTTCCATATACTCGTACCTTTTTCCATAGTAGCTATAGCTTTACTAAAAGCATTATCTCCATCACCTAAATTGTAAGTTCCTACAATGTCATCATAAATTTCTTTTCTTACTGCTACACCACGTAATGCACCATATTGTTTACTTGTTGGAAGTCGTACAAATAATTCATCCATTGGTGCAGCATTACCAAAATCTAATGCTTCTGCTACTGGTCCAGCTTTTTCTTCATAACCTTTAGCAATTTGATCCATTTGATCTGCTTGCATTGGTTCACGTTCTCTAAAATAATTAGCTTGCTCTCTTAACCTTGATGCTTCTTCAAGCAACCACAATGCACTTACTTTTTTCTTAACTCCACCTTGTTCTATTTCAACAAGCATATCGCCATTACGTATAGCCCATTTTTTATTTTTAGATACTTGATTAAAAAAATCTAAAATCTGCATATCTCTTAAAGGTCTTTCAATACCTTTTAATATTCTATATTCAGGTGATAGTTCTTGAATGTCACCTAATATCATACTAGCTTCTTCTGATAAATTTTTTCTTGATTTTAAATATGCTAATCTTTCACCGCTTGGATTATTAAGAATATGTTTCATATACAATCTAGGTAAATAACTTCCACGATTTTCTTTAAATTTAGATTCAGGTAATAAACCATTGTTTACTAATAACACACCAACTTTATCTATAGCTTTTTTACTATCCCCAGCTATTTTTCTTAATTTAGGATCAGTAATTAAATTAACATCAGCATCTTCACCACCTTCCATGTATGAATTTAATTGTGTTTTGTTAGTTTTTATTTGTTGTTCTGTTAATTTAGATTGCACAGGACTTAAATAAGGTTTTAGATCATCATAAAATTTAGTAGCTACCTTTTCTACTTCTCTTATCCTACCACCTGTAAGATATCTAAGTCTCATATACTCTTTCATTTCAGGCAATCCACCTAATCCACTGAAGTATTTTGTGCTACCTAAGTTCCCTAAAAAATCTGTTCCTCTTTTCCATATATTTGCTCTTTGTGAGTCTGCTGGTGTACTAGAATATTTATAAACTTTTTTAGCTACCATATTTTCTGTACCATCATATGAAAATACAGGTACTGTAAATCTTGATTGATGTTTTTTAGTAGGCGCACCTTTATTCATTACTCTTGCGCCTTGTTTAAACGCACTTCTAGTAAGTAAATTTGTACCCCTTAATTTATTTATCTCTACTCTTGTTCTTTCAATCACTTCATCTACAGTAAATCTTTCATTATCCATTAGTTCTGCATAATCTTCTGCATATAATCTTTGTGCATGAAAGTCTTGATTCAAAACATTTTTTATAGTTACTTTTGAATTCATATAAGGATTTGTAGATTCTTGTGTAGCTTGTCCTCCAAAAATTTCTTCTATAGCTTCTTGTACAGACAAACCTTCTTGTTTTACTTCAACATCATATACATCTTTATAAGCTTTCTTTAAAGAATTAACGTAGTCTCTGTCATATATTTGCCAACCATCTTTAGTAAAAAATTGTTGTACTTCACTAGTATTAAATTGTGAAAAATTAATATAACCAGCACCTATTGGTTGTCTATACACATTACTTTGTATTCTTTGTGTATTTACTATTGGTATCTGTCCTTCACTGCCTTCTAATGTTCCATCACTTTTAGAAAATTCATTAGCTGCAATAATATTTACATCTGGTCTTTGTTGATTTGATCTTATACCTTTTAATATTTGTCCTGATATTAATTCATAAGCAGTTTTTGGCAAAATATTTTTAACACTACCTTTTTTATAATCATCCATTACTATTTGATTAAGATAATTACTATCAGGTACTTCTAATTGATAAACATTATCAGCATACTCTAAAGGTAAAGTCATATCTGTATTTACTAAACCACTTGTCATACCAACTAATCTTGCATTATTTACATATTGTTTAAACTCATATGAATTAGTATCTCTTATAAATATATCTGCAAAATATTGTGCAGCTGCTAATTTTCTAGCTTGTACTGTAGATGGACCAGATATTTCTAAACCAGATAAATAATTATTATTAATTAATTCATCTGCTGTAACTTTTTGATTGCTAGGTGTGTGATATAAAGTTACAACTCCATTATTTGTTGTTCTAACATCTATATCTTTTGGACTTACTGATGGATAAAAACTTAAAAAATTAAATTCATCTAATAAACTTTTTGAATTTCTTTCAGCTTGTATAGCAGTTGTAGATAAAGCTATACCATCATATGCTTCATTTACTTGTAACTGTACAATTTGTTTCATTACAAAATCTACCCATTTATTCATATTAGGTTTTGGAAAACCAATAAGAGGTACAGCTGTCATATTTTCTGTTAATGCACTTCCTTTTAATGCTTCATAAAATTCTGTTTCTGTTAACGAATCTAATCCATTTTCTTTTCTAGGATCACCATCATTAAGTTGAGATAAATATTTATCTATAGCATTTTTAACATCTGCATACATATCAGATTGAATTTCTTCTATGTATAAAATATTTAGTACATTGCCATTAGCATCAAGTGTCTTTACATCTACTAATCTTACAGTAGCAAATGCATTTTTTATTCCTTGAAAATGTGGTGAAGTGTAATATTGTTTTGTAGGTGTGGCAGGATTCCATGTAAATATTAATTCTCTATGATTTTCTGTTTGTACTTGTTGCGTTGCTGTTAATTCTATTCCTTCTCCAGCGTTAGTAAATATCTGTCCCATATCACCTGTATAAGTATCTTCACCAAAAGCACCAGTCTCTTTATACATTCTGAAAGCATCTTCATTTAAAACTTCTTTTGGTAAAGGTATACCTGATTGTTCGGCTATTGCTATTTCAGCAGCAGTTTTATTACGATTACCACCTAGTATTGATCTCCTTCTTAATTGCTCTAAAGAATTAAATTTAGCATTAGTTGTATCTATATTAAAAAGAGCCATGTCAGAATACTTTGTAGTATTAGCAGCAAATGTTGAAGGGTTATAATCTAAATTATCTCCATATAACATCTTATCGTAGTAGTCATATCTTGCTCTTGCATTAGTTCTTTGTTCTGCTAAATTTTTAAATTGCATTACATCTTTATTTTCCATAGAATTGTCTGCATATAAATCAAAAAAGATATCTTCAATACCCGCTTTGATATTTGATCCATCAGTCTTACCTTCTTCATTATATAATTCTTCTAAAGCACCTACTAAGGGATCACTTACTACTTGATAATTTTCTAATCCAACTAAAAATTTTTCTAAATGTCCATCTGGGTCTATCTTTCTAATTGCATCTGTATCTTCTAACAACCTACCATTTGCTGTAAGTTGCCTTATTGCTTGATATGTTTTTTCAGAATTAACTACAGAAAAATCTATGTCTGGTGACTTTGTACTTACATTTAATTCTTGTCTTAACAGATCAAAATTATTTTCAATAACAGATTTAGATGTATTAATATTTAATTTTTTATATGCATTTTCTATGTAATCAATGTGTGTTATTAAATCGTGAAATGCTCCAGAAGGTTGATCTGATATTGGTACTGTAAGAGCATCTACAAATGCATCATGTAAATCTGGTTTATTTATAAGATGTGATTGTATTGCTTTTGTTAAATCATCTATATCTTGATTAGCTGTTTTTAATTCTTTTTCAAAATAATTAATAACTTCTTTTTCTGAAGTAAGATTAGGAGTTAAAATATTTGTTTGATTTTTACCCAGTATAGTTACAGCAACAATACCTTGATTTGTTTTTAAATAATTTTTTATATTACTAATAGGAACATCTATAGGATTTGCTTGAAACTCTTGATCTATCCTGTCCAAATAATCTTTTAATCCTGTATCTAATAATTCATCTTTACTAAATTCTATATTAGAACCTATTAATTTAAATCTACCGGGTTTCTTTTTTAATGGTTGTAACCAATCTTTAGCTTTGGCAGATTTAGTTTTAGTTTCTTTAACTGCTTCACTAAGTTTGCTATCGACAAGACCCATTTCGCTAATTTTAATATCAAAATTTCCATAAGGTCTTGCAGGTGTTTTGCTATAGAAAGGCTGTAAACGTCTTTGTGTACTGTATTCTAAATTCATACCTGAACTTAAATCACCACCTTTATATGGTCCAATAGCTTTATCAGGTTCACGTGCAAACATTTCTAACGCAAATTTTTCTTGAGGAGGACTTAACATTCTAGGATTATCAACAGCATCTTTATATAAATCACCTTCTCTGATTGCATCAAACACATCTTCTAATTTTCTGTATTTTTTGCCAGTAAAATATTTAGCTACTTGATTAAAGTATTTAAAAATAGGTTCAAAAAATCTTCTTATTCCGGGTGTAAACTCAAATGGTGTTCTTCCTTGTAATTTAGTTTCATTATAATAAGCAGATGCTATAGCTACTGCTTCTTCAAAAGTTACATCTGATGGCAAATTTTCTTGTTGTAGTTTTACTCTAGCAATACTCATAATCTTATCTGTGTTTTCATTAAGAGTTTGTATAGCTTCAGGAGAAAAATAATTATTGTTTATAAAATAATGTACTGCTTCGTGATATATAGTATCTGT